GAGCCCCTGCCATGAACCTACTGATAATTAAGGCCGCCGGCCAAGACTGGGACGTTCAGTTTACTTTTGACGAGAACTCCGCCCAGATCGCAATCGCCCACGTCTCCCAGCACGGGTACGAGTGCACGCGCCCCCTTCCATCCCTTCACCAAGTCCTATCCGAGCCGTTCATGCAATTCCTCGCGCAGGCGGTGTTTGATCGCTTTGTCAGTGAATTCACAACCTTCGGCCTTCAGGATGCCGACGCGCGGCCTCTCGCTCACTGAGTCAAATCCAAGGAACTCTCATGACAATTCCATCCCTCTCCTCCCTAATGGGCCCGAAGATTCTTCTCGAAGGTCCCGCAGGCACCGGCAAGACCTACGCGCTCGGCACACTGGCCGACTGGGCCGAGGCCAACGGCAAGCAGATGTTTGTCCTCTTCACCGAAAACGGCCTCGAATCCCTTCTCGGCTACTGGCTTGATCGAGGTCTTGAGGTGCCGAAGTCCCTCCACTACCACTCCACCATAACAAAGCCCCTATCGCTCAAGTCCCTCATGGTCGCAGCGGACTCCGTTGGCCGCCTATCCTACGAGGCCATAACCAAGATGATTGATCCGAATCGAGGCGGCATCAACAACGCCTTTCACGCTATCCTGAGTGCTTGCGCCGATTTCCCCGACGATCGCACAGGAGAGAAGTTTGGGGCTGTCGATTCCTGGGGTGTCGATCGAATTTTCGCCATCGACACACTCAGCGAACTCTCAAATGCCGCCTTCAAGATGGTGATTGGGTCAAAGCCCACTGCCTCCATGCCCGACTACGGTGTTGCGCAGAACAACTTGATGAACTTCCTGCGCCTCTGCACCCAAGGCATCCCCTGCACTTTCGCCATTACCGCGCACGTCACTCGCGAGACCGACGAGATCACAGGCGGCGTCAAGCTCATGACCAAGAGCATCGGCAAGGCTCTCGCGAATGAAATTCCCCAGCTCTTCAGCGACGTTATCTACACCGTGCGCGAGGGGGATAAGTTCTACTGGGATACTGCCGCAGCCAACGTTGACGTGAAGTCTCGGAACCTCCCCATCAAGGCACGCCAGTCTCCCGACTTCGGCCAAATCATGGCGAAGTGGACTGGTCGCGGAGGAAAGTGAGATGAAAATCCGATACTGGCCTGATGGAGAATGGTGCTTCGAGGCAATGTCTAATCCCCCCGGTCACCTCGCCGAGGATGCGCATGACGCCCTTCTCCCAGGGGGAATCGACGAGCTCCGCCAGATTGACGAGTTTGTCAACGAGCTCCTCGATTCCGCCCGCTTTCACCCTTAAGATGTGTCGAGCAGTCTTGGCAGCTGCTCCCCTAGTTGTACCGCCTAACAACCCTTAACCTCAATGGAGTTCACATCATGTCATTTTTCGATCCCGCCACGTTCCTCGACGCAACCCTCGACACCCCGACCGAGAAGCGCCCCCCGCTGCCTGTCGGAGACTACACCGGCGTTATCGGTGAAGTAACCGCTCGCGCATGGCAGGGCAAAGCCGACCCGACAAAGTCCGGCATTGCCTGGGACGTTCCCCTCCTGATCGAAGTTCCCGCCGAGCTTCAAGCCTCGATGGGCCTTCCCTCAACCATCACCCTGAAGGACAGCGTGATGCTCGACCTCACTCCCGACGGAATGATCGACAACGGAGTAGGTAGAAACCGTCGGCTGCGCCTTTACCGAGAAGCCGTCGACCTTAACAACGCAGGCGATAAGTTCTCCGCTCGCGTCATGCAAGGTCGCACGGTGCTCGTGAAGGTTAGCCATGAGCTGTGGGAAGGTCAGCCGGTCGAGCGCGTAACGTCTGTCGCACGTCTCGCCTAACCACCGAGGGGCTTCGGCCCCTCCACCTTTTCCCAGGGAATAAGACCATGAAACGCTTCATCTCTCTCAAGTCCATTCAAACCGTCGGGCTTCTCCAGGCTCCCGTTCTCGAGCTTGTCGGGGATTCTTACGAACTCCTGCGTCGTTCCGTCAAACCTGGTGATAAGGTTCTCGACGCTTTCTGCGGCACAGGCCCGGTCTTCGGCGCAGCCCACTCCCTAAAGTGCGCAGCCACGGGCATTGAGCTTTCCCATGAGTTCTACGGCACTTCGCTAGAAACTTTAAACTCCCTGAAAGGTTAATCTCCATGCCTAGATTTGGCGAAGGTCCAGTTCCCGCGCGCATTATGCTAATCGGGGAGTGTTTTGGTCACGAAGACGAGCGTTCCCAAACCCCCTTCAACGGAGCCTCCGGGCAGGAGCTCAACCGCCTTCTTCACGAAGCGGGCCTGATGCGATCAGAGTGCTACCTCACCAATCTCGCCAACACCCGCCCGGCTGGCAGAGACCTGTCCTCCTGGATCGTTACCAAGAAAAAGGACTGGCGAGCTGATCTCCTCCCCTTCCGGGATGCCTATGTTACGAAAGCTTTCATGGCCTCCTACGAGAGGCTCCTCAGGGAAATCTCCATTGTCAAGCCTAATGTCATCGTAACGCTGGGAAATGCCCCCATGTGGGCTCTTACCGGCGCAACGAGTGTGGCGAAGTGGCGGGGCTCTTGCCTCTCGGTCAACGGCAACCCCACGCAGCCTAAGCTAATTCCAACCCTGTCTCCTCACGCGGTGCTGGCGCAGTGGGACTCGCGCGCCCTCGTGCTCAATGACCTGCGGAGAGCCGCGCGGGAGCGTGAAAGCCCGGAATACTCCAATCTCCCCGACTGGCATTTCCAGGTTCGCCCAGGATTTCAGCAGGTTATGAATCAACTCTGGGCCCTACAGGCTGAGGTCGAGCGCGGCCCGATGTGGATTGACTTCGACCTCGAGACTCGCGCAGGCCAGATCGCTTGCGCCGGCCTCTCGTGGTCGACCAGTCAAGCCCTTTGCATTCCGTTCATGTGCGTCGAGCGCCGTAATGGGTATTGGGAAATTGAGGAAGAGGCGGAGATCGTGTACGCCCTCTACCGCCTCCTCACTCACGCCAACGCCAGGGTAAGGTGGCAAAATGGCCTCTACGACGCGCAGTACACCTATCGCCACTGGCACTTCATCCCCAGAGGCGCGCAGGATACTATGATCTCCCAGCACACCGCCTTCGTCGCACTTCCCAAGGGTCTTGGCTTTCTCTCCTCTCTCTATTCCCCGCACCCAGTGTTCTGGAAAGACGACGGAAAGACCTGGGGGATTAAGCAATCCGAAGATGTGCTGTGGGCTTATAACTGTACCGACTGTGTGCGCACCCGTGAGGTTGGCGAAGCCCTCCACCAAACCATCGGCTCTCTTGGCCTGGAGGAGGTTGAAGCATTCCAGCAGCGCCTGTTCTGGCCCGTCCTGCAGGCCATGACCAGAGGCATTCGTGTTGACCGAGCTCGCCGGAATGCCCTTGCTATGGAAATCCAGGAGGCCATCGACTCGCGCATGGATTTCCTCACCGAAGTCCTCGGCCATCCCATTAATCCGAAATCCCCTGTCCAGATGGTCAAACTCTTCTACGATGACCTGGGGGCTCCGCGCCAGATGACTCGCGCGAAAAAAGGTATCCCCGGGCACCTGACCTGCGACGACGAAGCCCTCCAAGCAATTAAAAAGAAGGAACCTCTCCTTGCCCCCATCATTACTGCAATTTCCGATCTGCGAACTCTTGGGGTGTTTCTGTCTACTTTTATTCTTGCTCGTCTTGATGTTGACCAGCGTATGCGTTGTTCTTATAACATCGGAGGCAATGCTGGCGGTAAAAGCGCACCTTACTCCTATCGTCTTTCGTCGAGCGAAAACGCCTTCGGCGGCGGAGCCAACCTCCAGAACATCCCCTCCGAGAAATCAAAATCGATAGGCAAGGCCAAAGCTCGCGGGATGACCTTCAACCTTCCCAACATGCGCTCCATGTATGTCCCAGACCCTGGCTTCACCTTCTTCGATATGGACCTTGACCGCGCAGACCTTCAGGTTGTCGTTTGGGAGTCCGAGGACGAGGAACTAAAAGCCGCCCTGCGCATGGGCGTGGATATACACCTTTTAAATGTCTACTCGATTGACGGACAGGAGCCGCCTCCATATGAAGAACTGGTCGAAACGCATCCTAAGTACCCTGACCACCGAGGCCCGCGAAAGCACAAGCGGGAGTTCGCCAAGGTCTTTTGTCATGCCACTAACTACGGAGGAGGCGCGCGAACAGTTGCTGCAAACACTGGCCGAGGAATTCACGAAATCGACCGCGCTCAGAAAGCCTGGTTTGCTGCGCATCCAGGTATCAAGAGATGGCACGATCGAACTCTCGATCAAATTAATCGCTACCACTTCGTCTCCAATAAGTTTGGCTACCGATGGCACATTTTCGACCGCATCGACGGAGTGCTCCCAGAAGCCCTTGCCTGGGTTCCACAATCCACAGTCGGCTGTTACATCAACCGAATCTGGATGAATATCTATGAGCAGATCCCCGAGGTCCAGGTTCTAATCCAAGTTCATGACTCGCTCGCAGGGCAGTTCCCCTCTCACCGCAAAGCCGAGATGATCGAGCGGATTAAAGGAGTCTCTCGAGTAGTCATTCCTTACGATGACCCTCTCATCATTCCCGTCGGCATCAACACCTCGGACGTGTCCTGGGGAGATTGCTGAGATGGCCCGCCATTGCCCCTCCTGGATTGATACCTATGTGGCACTGGCGGCCCACACCGAAGCTCCGAAGTTAATGCACTTTTGGGCGGCTGTATGGGCTATCGCCGGGGTTCTCCGGAAAAAAGTCTGGATGGACCAGATAGCCTTTCGGTGGATTCCCAACTTCTTCATTATCTTCGTTGCGCCGCCTGGGATTGTCTCCAAGTCCACTACAGCCGGAATGGCTGAGTCCTTTCTCCGGGAAATCCCCGGCATTCGTTTCGGGCCAGATGTGGTGACTTGGCAATCCCTGGTCACCTCCTTCGCAGCCTCGTGCGAGAGTTTCGAGTTCGAGGGGGAGTACTACCCGATGAGCCCGCTTAATCTCATCGCATCTGAGCTCGGCAACCTCATCGATCCGCACAACAAGGAGATGGTGAATCTTTTCATCGACCTCTGGGACGGACGGAAGAAGCTGGAGAAGCAGACTAAGACCTCCGGGAACGATGTGGTGGAAGGGCCGTGGATCAATCTCCTCGGCTGCACAACCCCCCACTGGATTGCAGAGAACATGCCTGCCTCGACCGTGGGAGGGGGCCTAACATCTCGTTGCATCTTTGTCTACGCGGAGGCTAAGGAACACTTCGTAGCTTACCCCAAGTATAACTTTCCGGAAGACACCACAGAGACGCGCAAGAAACTAATCCAGGATCTCGAACACATCGCAACCTCCCTTTGCGGGGAGTACATCCTATCCCCGGAAGCTCGTGCATGGGGTGAGGCGTGGTATTTGAAACACTGGAAAACATCCTCCACTGACTACCCTGACGAACGCTTCGAGGGTTATGTTGCGCGCAAGCAAACTCACCTCCATAAACTTGCTATGATCCTTGCCGCCTCCCAGCGCGACGCCCTAATCATCACAGTCGACGATCTGATTCTCGCGGAGATTATGCTCAAAGCCACGGAGGCCGACTTTGCTCAGGTCTTTTCCCGCATCGGGAAGAGTGAAACATCTATGCAGGCTGATCGCCTCATTGCCTACATTAAGCGGGCAGGAGAGGCTCCCTACGAGCAGTGCTACCGCAATCTTCACACGGCTTTTCCAGATGCGCGGGATTTTGAGGGAATCGTAAGCGGAGCCATTAAGGCGGGGTATCTCGAGCTGGTGCAGCGAAGCGGTAAAATGGTGCTGGCGTATGTTGGAAAAGACTAGTGTGTTCTTATAACCCATCCACTATCATGCCAAGCTACCGCCACCTCCTCGGCTACTCCAACACTTCCCCCTCTCTCAAGCACCTCATCACTGACGGCCTGGGGTATTGCTGCCTATGGGCTTTCTTTCAGCGCAACCGCCGGACGGGCTTGATCGCGCTTCGGCTGGGAGTAACCGAACGAGCTGTTCGTTTTCATAAAGCCCGCTGGCGTAACGGGGATTATGAATGCGAAGGCAAGTGCAACTGTCTTAAACCTGTACTGGAGAAACTTAAATGATCCTACCCCAAACTTCAAGACAAAATGCCCGGAAGCGCGCGGAGTCCATCAAGCGAAATAAAGCTTGGCTGGCGCAGCTCCCTCTACAGTTCACCGCGCAAGATGCCCTAGCGACTCTTAAGCCGCAACCTCTAAACCTTTACGACATGCTACGAGTGGCCGAGTCCCAGGGACTGTTAAAGTCCAGCGGGTTCAGAAAGACTAAACTTTATCTCAAACTTCCACCGAAGGAACAAGTATGAACTTTGCATATGAGTCTACCGGAGAAAAACTTCGCCGCGTTCAGGAAGTTAATCGCGCCCTGGAAGCCCGAAACCAGGCGCTTCAGGTTGAACTAGCTACTGCTGTGAAAAAAATTAGGGAGCTCGAAGCGATGCAGGCGCAAGATCCGGTTGAGGGTAGTGGTGTGGCGTGGTACGGATTGAAAGAGGAGTTTGTAATGTCTCGCGGATTTGCGACCAGAGATGAGCTTGACTCATGGAACACCGCGCTAGTAAAGGAGTGCGGGATAGGTGCAGATTCTCTGTCTGTCGGGCCAAACCCCCTGAACGCGGATGCAGAAAAAGCGCCGAACGAACGGATTAACGACGTAGCATACGCATGGGGGGATGCTCCTTCGCTGCGCGCCTATTTACAAGATGTGCAATTCGACAAGCAGCGCGGCCTAAAACAAGGGCTCCGAGTAGACTTTGAGAGACAAAAGCACTACCGCCTAACCGTTGCCGAAGAGTTGCTGATTCAGCGTATATCGGAACTGACCTCCCCTAACGCTTGAGCTAAAAGGCGCTCCGGGTCGGTTTCCCGGAGCGTGCTGATGGTTCAGGCGTCCTTTTGAGCGAATTGTTAGAGCGCATCCGTGCGCCACAGGAGAGACGACATGGGAAGAGAAGTAAGGCACGTACCGGCTGACTGGCAACACCCAAAGCAACAGGTGCACAACTACTACACCGGCATCGTGGTGGAGCAGTACAAGCCGCTGTATTCAGGCGACCTATACCAGGCGAGCGTGGACGAGTGGGACGCGGAATGCGCGAAGTGGAAAGCTGGCTGGCGTCCCGACTACTGCACCGACCCCGAAACCCGCGCCATGACCTACGAGCAGTACAGCGGCCAGCGCCCCCACAAGGACGACTACATGCCCGACTGGCCCGCCGAGCAGCGCACGCACCTGATGATGTACGAGGACACCAGCGAAGGCACGCCGATCAGCCCCGCCTTCGAGACGCCCGAGGAACTGGCGCGGTGGCTGGTGGACAACAAGGCCCACGCGTTTGGCAGCAATACCGGCAGCTATAAATACTGGCTGCGCCTGGCGCGCGGTGGCTAGGAACTGTGATGAAAACGTGTGCTACCTGCAATGCCAGCCACAAGAACACCGTCGAGCGCGTGCTGCGCTGCATGGGGTGCATTGCAAAGCCAAGCGGAAACACCAACTGGCGACCGATGGGGCATAACAACCAATCTAAAGGGCCGGGCGGCTCTATCGCCTGTGTCCGTGTTGAGCGACGTTTTAGCAGGCAAACGGTAAATAGGAGTGACTATGTTTGAAGAAGTGACAATAGGTGAATGCAGGTTGATCCTTGGAGACTGCCGCGAAGTTCTGCCACTGCTGCCAAAGGTTGACGCCGTGATAACCGACCCACCCTACAGCGAACGGTGCCACAGCAGCCACGACAGCACCGCGAATGGTGCCCGTGATGGCGCAACACGATTGGCTCTTGGCTACAAGGCGCTGACGCTTGAGGATGTGACGTGGTTTGCGGCGCAGTACGACAAAGTGTGCGCGGGCTGGGTGGTGTGGATGACGGACAGCAACTTGGCGCTGCATGTGCGCAACGAGCTGGAGAGGCTTGGGCGCACTTCATTTGCGCCGCTGCCGTTTTACCAGCCGGGACGCAGCGTGCGCTTAAGTGGCGACGGCCCTTGCTCTTGGACGGACTGGATCGTGGTTGCGCGAACCAAGGCGCAAAAAAAGTGGGGCACGCTGCCGGGCGGCTACGTTGCCGGCCATGGCTGGAACGACAAAGCCAGAATGGGCGGCAAGCCAACACTGTTGATGGACGCGCTGGTAGCCCATTACTCGCGCCCCGGCCAATCTGTTTTAGATACGCACATGGGAGCCGGGACGACTGGCGTTTCTTGCGTAAATGCAGGACGCCGCTTCATTGGCTGCGAGATTGAGCGCGAACCGTTTGAAATAGCCTGCCGCAGAATAGAGCAAGCCTACGCACAGCCCAGGCTGTTCGAGGATGTAAAAGTCGGCGCTGGCGAGACGGCGGTGCAGGGCGATCTGCTTTTGCCCCCTAACGCTAAATGAGGGGACTGGACGGCGCTTTATCGGCCAGTCCCGCTCGAGTGGAGAGTTAGATGCTGACGGTGGCAATACTGATAAACGGACATCCGATCATGGCGCGGAGTGCGGTGAATACCGGCAAGACGCTTGTTGATGGTTGCGTGGTGTACTCGGTTGATGACGGCAGCAAGATTCACCACCGGCCAGAAAACGGCGCGGTGAAACTGGCTGAAAAGCTGCTGAAGACGATCAAGGAACAGAATGCCCAACGTTCAGGGTAAGGGGCGCGCGTCCCGCTTGAAGCGCCAGTTAGGCACTGGCACATGAAAAGGAGAAATGCCATGACATACCGAGTGATGGGGCAGATGGAAGACGGGCAGGACTATTGTTTTGCAGATGGATTTCGCACCGAGGAAGGCGCGTGTAAATGGTGCGACGCGAACAAACACCAATACCCAGAAACGCGACTCTTTGTGGAACGGGTTCCGACGCCTGGAGAACTGATTTATGGGCATCAATTCGACTATGCCTAACGCAGAGTTGTGCGGACGCCCTACTGGCGTCAGAACCAACGCCGGGTTATGCCTCGGCGCAACAAGGAGAGAAGATATGCAAGTGACATGGGAAGCGGAAGACATCACCCCCGGCCTGCGATACAGCAAGAAAGGCATCGGCGAGAAGTGGATCATTGGCTACATCTCTGACATGGACGGGCCAGCGCGATATGTCTCGGTTTCCGAACACGACGGCATGGTTACCGAGGTGCGCACCAAAGAGCAGTTGGCCCAGGTGCTGACTGAAAACGGATACCTGCCGGTGGAGCTGCTGTGAGGCATAACGCCTGAATTCAGGGGCGTGTGGCTTCATCGCGCAGCGTCCCGCTTGAAACTTTTATTAGACATGGAGTAACAGGATGAAACTTGAAATTGAGATTACCGAAGAAGAAATTAAGAGCGCGGTTGAACGCAAGGTGAGGGCCGCGATTGCTGACCAGACAAACCAATGGAACACAGACCAATTTATCAAGGATCGGGTAAAGGCTCATTGGTGTTCCGCGATTGACGCGCTGGTGCTTGAGGTATTGAACGACAGCAAGTCGCTGCGCGAAAAGGTTGCTTCGGAATTTGAAAAGAAGCTGCGGGCACAACTGGCAGCGGTTATGAAAAAGGCGGCCTGACGCAGAAGTGAGGGGTGCGAAGCGTCCGTTCCCCCGCAGGGTTAGAGGTTGCGCGATGCAGATTAGTCCGATTTCGCAGGCTGGCTCGGAACTACAGCCTTCACCAGCGCCGCATGTTTCTCCGCGCACTCAGAGAGCTTGCCGCTCGACTCCACCAACTTCGCGGCCACCTCTGGGAATGTCCCGGTTAGAAGTGGACTCGGGCGTTCGCAGGGGCTCAGAAGGTTTGCTGGGATCGGCGGGCGCGGCACTTGCGCCGGATATGGCTCGGTTGAGCAGCCCGAGGCCAGCAGGGGTAACAGCGCAGCGAGCACAATCTTGGGGAATTTCATGGACTACCTCCACGGCTTTTTCGCGATAAACGGTCTGGACTCGAGTGCGGGTGACTTCAAATCCGGCGGATACCTCCGCATCCTGTCTTGCAATTTCTTGCGCCTGGCTTGTCGCGCGTTCAACAGCCGCCGTACGATCAAGAGCACAAGCGCGCGCAGCATTAGAGTGGCCACGAGCATAGCCAACAGCGCCAACAGAACCACAAACAAGCAGGGCCACAAGGACATAGATAGCAAATTGCTCCATTTCATCCTACCTCCTGAGCCAGAACAAACCAACAAAGATAACGATTAGAGGAGCGCCAATCCCAGCTCCGAGAGCAAACATTACCAACTCGGTTGTGTTCATGATTGACTCTCCGGTTTGAGCTTGAGCGCGATGCCCACGCCGCCGAACAGTGCGCCGACGCCAATGCCGAAGTTTTGAAAGTCGAACGGCTGCGGCGCGGGCCCGAACCAGCGCACCACCACCCAGATTTGCAGCGCCAGGCCGATAATTACCGCGACCAGCGCCAGCACGCGAACGGCATCAACCGTGCTGTTATCGCTCTCTGTAAGCATATCCATGAGTTTCATCACATCACCTCAATCATCACAGTTTCCCCGCGATTAATGGCCGCTTCAATCCTTCCGTAGATCGGGCCAAAGGCCAGTCTGCTTCCATCGATCCAATCTCCTCCGCCCCAATGCTGGCCCACCAGCAGACAGCCCTCGGTGTCCGCATCCGTATTCCCTGGGTGAATTCTAATCCCCGAGAAGCCGGGTACATCCACCAGCAAGGGCATAACTTTCCCGAATCGCTGAGACCAGTTCATAATCACCTGGTAGGTTCCGGTCGGAATGGCGGTCTCCCCTGCGATTTTCCACGTCTCAACAGCCTGCCCAGGCACTTCTCTCACCGCGTCCTCGAGGGTGAATCCAGCCGGCTCCCCGTCAATGCTAATTTTCCCTACAGTGTACTCGGGCTCTTTATGAATCCTATCCACAGTGATTTTCACGTCAGCTCCTCTCATAAACAACACTCGTTGCAAAACCCTTTGCTTGCAGCAGCGGAAGGTCCTCCTCCAGCCTTTTCCCAATGTCTGTTCGATAGATAGGAGAATTTGGAATTTCCAATTCCTTTACCTGCGCGTAAGCCCGCGAAACCGCTCTGTCTACCGTTGACCCAGTTCCACTAGCCACTAGCAGGTAATCACCGGCTGAAACAAACAATTCCTGCTCAACAATTTTCCCGTCCTGCATAGCAGGAGCTTTTCCCGCCATCATCGAGACTGGGTGGATGTGCTCCAGGTCCTCAAACCCATAGACCGGGATTCCATGTACCTCTTGCTGCGTCACATGCGAGTAGGGAAAATCCGGGATTGCTACCACCACCCCGCAGGCCACATCCCCTTTCACCT